ACAAAAGAAAGATATATATATCTTTACTCCCCAAATCTCTCTTACTAGAAATCGTTTGGATCTGTAAGCGAGGTTATGCAAAACGTGAACATTCCAGTTGGAATTTGTAACAACCGCATTGTCTTTCGATCTCTCGGATTTGCCTTAAGCGAAAACAACTTGACTATCGAAGTCTTGTCTAGACCAATCGAAAGCTTGGGTCGAGTATTACTCTTTCTTTATCTCTATCCATCTTTTGCAGCAGATTACGCTCAGAGATATTATGGCGCTACTTGGAATCAAGCTTATGACATTAGTGTTCGCAGCTTGGCTTTCTTGTTGCCATTCCTCTTCAGCCCTGCCGTCGAGTGGGCTGTCGGGCCCGTGTTTAAATCATTCGTGCCTCTTACGGAACTCCTTAAATGGAGCCTCGCAGTGGGGTACTATCCTACATTCCCCGGCAGTAGGCAGCAATTGCCCTCCGTGCCCTATGATGTCAATTATGGGGTGCAGTCCACCAAAGCCGCTACAGTCAAACTCTTACGGCGTGCTATGCTCGACGATTGCATCCAAAGCAAAACAAGACTTGAAGCTATGCTGGAAAGAGGTCCAGACACGTTCAGAAATGTACTCAAAGCGCATATCAGCCGCATTGATCGATTCACTTCATCAAGCGGTTGGCATGTTGCTGATGATTATCATATGGATTTGGTCCTCGATATTTCTAGTGGTATATCACGTCCTAGCGTACATGACAACATATCATTTATCCAGCGCAGTATGCGTAGGATTTCTGATATTCTGTACGATTTGTGCGTTCCGGCTCATTTCTTGGATTTGTGGCGATTTACTGGCCTTCAATGTTTCTGGATTGACCCCAATTTGGGTAAATTTTAGTGAATCCAGTTGTCCAGCAGGCCTTTCATTGAGGAGATACAAGAATGAGAAAACTGTGGAGGGGTATAAACCTTTCATTATACCCCAGAAATCCCCAAAGAAGTCAGTCATTGAACTTTCTTTTTCCAATGGTAGTCACTTGGGCTATGCAACCTGTGTCCGTTTATGGGATGGATCTATCTGTCTCATGACCGCTAAACATTGCCTTGTAAAAGAGGCTTTGTTGAAAGGACGCGTGGCCGGTCATTCTCTTCCTGTGAAGAATTTTGACCTCTTTTTGACCTGTGATGAAATTGATTTTTCTTTACTCCGTGGGCCGAAACAGTGGGAAGCCTACTTGGGAGTTAAAGGTGCGGATTTGATTACATCTAACCGCATTGGACGCTCTCCCGTAACTTTCTATAATTTGTCTAAAGACGGAGAATGGTTGGCTAATTCTGCCCAGATAACCGGGAGGCACGGGAAACTGTGCTCTGTTTTGTCAAACACTTCCCCCGGGGACTCTGGAACTCCGTATTATTCGGGGAAGAATGTAGTGGGGATCCACAAGGGGACTTCTGAATTGGAAAATTATAATTTAATGATTCCGATTCCGAATATCCCTGGACTCACCTCCCCAGATTTTAAATTTGAAACCACCAATGTTAGAGGTAATCTCTACAATGATGAGGGTTTCCGACTCAGCGTAGGGGAAGATGATAAAGCAGAACATTGGACTGATCGTCTGATGAAAAGTATCACCTTCAAGACTAAAAGATGGGCTGATTGGGCGGAAGAGGAGTCTGAATCTGATGATGAAAGGGGCAAGGTAGTACCCCCTGCCAAGCCGTCAAACTATGGAGAAGGGTGTCCACCTGAACATAATCAATACTTGAGTGATGTAGGCGATCTGCTCACGAAAGTTATTGGCCCAGAACAAAATGAGAAATGTGTAGACATACTCATGGGTATTATGGGCGTGGATAAAAATGAGGTGGCCCCCCACAAGGAAGAAAAGGCAGAAAAGGGAAACGAAGCAGTGGTTTCGGCCACGGTAAAAACCGTAAAGGAACCAACCACCCAATGCGACGAGGATATAATTTCCGAAATTGTAAAAAGGGTGGTGGACAAGATGAATCTGAAAGCCATAGAGAAATCAGTGGTAGAGATCCTGGCCGAGAAAGCAATGACAAAAGCCCCCAGGGGGAAGCGGAAGAATTCGAAAGATACTTCTCGTCCTTCTACTCCTGGAAGTTACATAATTCCGGCGAAGCGAACTCCGGATTCAGGCCCTGTGGAAAAATCCCTAAATTCTACCGGCCGCGCAAAAGAAGAGTCTCCGAGTGGGGCCAGAACCTTGCCAGGAAACATTCCAGCCTGGGTGAGATAACCCAAGGTTTCGGGTGGCCCGAAGCAGGGGCAGAGGCCGAACTAAGGTCTCTTCGATTGCAGGCACAGCGGTGGCTTGAACGTTCCAAGTCATCCGTTATTCCTAGTGCCATAGAGCGTGAGATCGTTATTTCTAGACTAGTGGAGAGCTATAAAATTTGTCGATCTGAAGCGCCACTATGTTCTTCTGGCAGTGACTTGAGTTGGAAAGGTTTTCTTGAAGACTTTAGAGAAGCTGTCAGTTCCTTGGAGCTGGATGCCGGGATAGGCGTACCCTATATTGGATATGGATATCCGACTCATCGTGGTTGGGTTGAAAATCCTAGGTTATTACCGGTCCTTTCACGCCTAGTGTATGCTCGTTTACAGAGGTTAGCTACATTAAGCGTTGATGGCAAAACCCCCGAGGAGCTTGTAAGAGATGGCCTTGTCGACCCCGTAAGGGTGTTTGTCAAAGGTGAACCACACAAGCAGAGCAAGCTTGATGAGGGTCGTTACCGCCTCATTATGTCTGTCTCTTTGATTGATCAACTGGTAGCCCGGGTTTTATTTCAAAAACAGAATAAATTGGAGTTGCTTTTGTGGCGCTCCATACCATCGAAGCCCGGTTTTGGCTTATCAACTGTAGAGCAAGTGGAAGAGTTTATTGACCATCTTGCGAGGGTAGTGGATGTGAAAAGTGATGATCTCCTGGAAAATTGGAGAGAGCTTATGGTCCCCACTGACTGTTCTGGTTTCGACTGGTCAGTCTCCGATTGGATGTTGAAAGACGAGATGGAAGTACGTAATCGTTTAACTATTAATTGCAATGATTTAACGAGACGATTGCGGAATTCATGGCTTTATTGCCTGTCCAACTCAGATCTAGCTTTATCTGACGGATCCCTCCTGGCTCAAGAAGTTCCAGGGGTGCAGAAGTCCGGCAGTTACAACACTAGTTCAACTAATAGTAGAATTCGTGTGATGGCTGCCTATTTTGCTGGAGCATCTTGGGCGGTTGCTATAGGAGATGATGCCTTAGAATCAATCGACACGACCCTAGCCGTGTATAAAAGTCTAGGCTTTAAAGTCGAGGTTTCTGAAGATCTGGAGTTTTGTAGTCATATTTTTAAAACTCGGAGCCTCGCCATTCCGGTTAATACATCGAAAATGCTCTACCGTTTGATTTACGGGTATGAGCCGGAGTGTGGAAATCTTGACGTGTTGCGCAATTATCTTTGTGCTTTAGCATCTGTGCTTCATGAATTGCGGCACGATCAAGATTTGGTTCAAAATTTGTCTAAGTGGCTTATTCCAGATGGGTCACAAAAGATAAGTTAGTATGGCTAAGAAGGGAGTGAACAAACAAGCCAGGACAAATAGTAAGTTAGATCAACTCGTCACCTCACTGGAGCGACTAACCGTGGGGTCCATGCAGAGAAAGAGTAACCGGCAACGGCCAAAATCTCGTAAGACGTCGGGACGAGTTGTGACAGCTCCTGTTTCGTCAGCTGCGCTTATCCGTTATAAAGCACCTTCTTTGAACGGTAATTCTATGGACAGTGTTCGTTTAGCCAGCAAGTCACTGGTTATCGAAGCTGTAAAGGTGGGTATAGAATATCAGGTTTCAGTGGTTCCTTTAGTACCTTGTATTCAACATACCTGGCTCTCGGGGGTCGCTTGTTACTGGTCTAAGTACCGGTGGCGTTCGTGCCGTCTGGTATATATCCCATACTGTTCATCGTCCTTTACTGGTTACGTATCCATGGGTTTGTCTTATGACTATGCGGACGCTATTCCCAGTGATGAAACTGAGATGAGCGCTCTCAAAGGATATACCACTACTTCAGCCTGGGCTGGTAGTGAGGGCATTAAAATGTTGAGTTATCCCACTGGTGCTGTTCCGAGCGGGGCGGTCGTTCTGTCTTTGGATTGTGCTAGCATGTCTAAGCCTTGGTATCCTTATATCTCGGCTGTTGCTGCGACCAACCTCGGTGAGAAACAACCTGAGTTGTTGAACCAGTATACTCCTGCTCGTGCCTTTATCGGTACTGGTGGTGGTATGCAAGGGGTTAATGGGCTTACAGCAGGGCGAGTTTTTATGGTCTATGACATTGAGCTGATAGAACCCGTTTCACCAGCCATGCAAGAGAACCTTTCTTCGACTGGTAGAAGTAAAATTGACCAGAGTATCTCACCACTTACGGGAGCGGACTTCGAGATTGTCCGTAAGGTTTCCGCCATTTCTCAGATCCAGTAATGGATAGAGTGTGATCCCCAGTTTAAGAGGTGCTGGGGTGAGTTTAGTGTACACGTAAGCACCTCCACGAAAGAATGCGTTCAAGTAGGCACCAAGTAACTTAGCTGTATTGGTAACAACATAACCGTTGTGCGTGACGGGAAATCCAATACCGCTAGGTTTCTAGTGT